GTAAACTCTTGTAAATTGTTCGGAGATGCTAATATAGATGCAGGCGAATTATTATCAATTGTACCATCGGCTACAGCATATGCTTTTGAAACTGCTCCAAATTTTGCAGGCATTGATAATACTCTTACTTGATAATCTTTTGCTGTTACTGCTCTATTTTGAGAACCAAAGTTTGCTAAAGCATTTTGTCTAATTTCTTCAACAGTCTCACCACCTCTACCTCCAGCAGCTGTAACTTCATTATCAATAGCTACAGAGTTTTTAGTAGCGTTATATATTGCTCTCTCTGCATCCGTTAGTGCTTGCGTATCTTCTTCAAACTCTATTTTATTGATTCTAGTCAACTGCCCAGTTGCTACATTTGATTTAACACCACCACCGGTTAAATACTTAACAGTTATTGTTGTTGCGGATGGTGATGTTCCATATGTTTTTGTTTTCAAAAAGTTTGTTGGGTCAAATGATTCTTCTAATCTACTAATAGAATTTGGTAATCCTAATCCTACATTTTTAAGATTTGGAATTAATTGCTCATCGGATGCCGATGAATCACCTGCACCAAATTGGATAACAGTTCTACTTTCCTCATCTATTTTTGCAACAAATCTTCTTGGAGTTTTTATTGTTTTTAAAATGTATGGTACAGTTGTTTTAAATTGATATAAATCAGCATCATTTATTTCTGTATTTGGTACATCTATAAAAACCATTTCTTGTGCTAAATATGGTACTTCATACCATTTATTATTACCACTATCTCTAACATCATAAATTTGAATTACATCAGTTTCATCCAATACTATTTTTTCAAATGGAGAATATGAACTAAATGTAACTGATTTCTCTTTCAACTCACCAGATATTACTTGAACGTATTTTTTAATTAAATAAAAACTTGGCTCTCCCGTTGCAGCATCTCTTTGATAAACACTAATCTCTCTACCATTTTCATCAGAAAAATCAACAGCGTCTGTTGTTCTAAATACAATCCCATCTTTTGTTGAAATTGATTGCAATCCTTCTTTAATTCTTAAAAAATATTTTGAATCAGGTAAATTATTTATTCCAGTTCCAATTGAAGGAACTAATTGATAAACCGATAATGTTGTGATTGCTGGTGATGTTACTTTTGGTTTATATCCTAAATATTGAGATAATGCTAATACACTTTTTATATCTTCGGCATATACCATCAATGATTCTTTTAATGTATCATCAATATAATAAGATAAAGAATCTCCTATATATGATGCCATTTCAATAAACATCATACCAGGCGATGATTCATTAAAGTCAGAATATGTTTTTGGGAAATAGCTTTTTGCAAACTCTACTAGATTATTTCTAAATCCAATAAAATCCTTATCAAGATATTTTATATCTTTTCCTTTATTTTTAAAATTTTTATTTGTTACAGTTATTCCCATTTTTAATTTATTAAGCGGCTATTGTAAAAGATACAGTGTTTAAATCGGGTTGATTTAATAATCCAAATGTAACAGAAACATTAACTAAATTGTTATCTCTATTGTTATTTGTACTTTCTACATCTATTTGTTCTATTGTAACATATGGTAACCATTGTTCTAAAGCTGCTGTTATAGCATCTTCAATTTTACCAGGCAAAGTATCATCATTAAAATCAAAAAGTAATTCCTGCAAACCACTACCAAATTCAGGCTGCATTACCCTTTCACCTTTTTTAGTTAATAATAAATTTTTTACATTTGATTTTATTTGCTCATTAGTTGTAAAGGTTTGATTGAACGCAGTATTACCGATTTGGATTGGTAATGATATACCTATCGCATAATCTTCATACTTTTTAGTATCTTGTACTAATTTTTGTCCTAATACAATTGCCATTACTTCTTAAATCGTTTTACTAATTCTGAATAGTCTCTGTTAAAAGCCTTATCCAATTCAGCTACTCCAGTGTTTACACCCAATCCTGTTGGAGAAGGTCCTTTCGCTAAATCACCATAACCCATTTTTTCAGCTATTGCGCTTTTACCTACAATAGAACCCATATCAGCTTGTCCAAAGTTCATTGTTCTAAATCCACCATCACCTTGTGGTATTCCACCTCTTGTTTCATTTAATATTTGGTTAATAATTGGATTTTTGCTGTATTGCTTTGTTGGTACTGTTTTAGTTTGAACTGATTCTTGAATTGGTTCATCACCTAAAATAGCCTTAGCCATTGAAATACCTTTTGATTGTGGTTTTGCTGCTACCTTTGTTTCAGATAGCATTTTTTTCATTTCAGCCTTCACACCTTCCTTAATTAAAGCAGGTAATTGCTCTTTAAGCTCCTCTTTAATAAGAATTTGAATTGCTTCTAATAGTTTACCAGTGTTCATAATATTCTATTCTTTGTTTGTTATGTTTATAAATATTTAAATTAAGTATTTTTGAGATTTAACTCCAAAGGGTAGGGTCTTTTTGCAATTCTCCCCAATATTTGTTAAATTCTCTAATTCTTTCCTCAGCTCCATTTGGTGGATTTTTACCATTTACTCTCCAACCACATAGGTTTATTTGTTTAATACTAGCATCGGTAGCGTATTTTGCTATGTTATTACTTTTCCAAAATAAACAAGCTGATTCAGCTCCACCTTTTGTTTGAGCTACTAAATCAGGATTTGCAATCCAATTATCACCAACCATTTTACCAAATTTTTCGTAATTTACTTTTCCTGTAACTTGTAACATCCCCCTACCTCTAAATTTAAAGCCTTCACCACTTGATTCCGGCCCATTACCCAATCTGTTACCATATACATAGTTTCCTATCTTTTGTTCTTGCTTAGCATATTGATTAGCTTGAGCTTCTGATTTAAAATACTTTGGAAATATTTGTAATAATCTACTAGCACTATACATCAAACTTTCTGTCTTAACTCTAAAACCACCGGTCTCCGCATGAACCTGTGCTAAGAAATGTGCTCTATCCAATGGAGTTTTACCAACCCCAACCTTTCGCATAGCTCTAACCAATTCGTCTGGAACTTTTATTTTTGATTTATAATTTGGTATTGGTTCTAGTTTTTCTTGATTCTTTGGATTATCTTTTGGTGGTAAATCTTTTTCTACTTCAGCTGCACCTTCTTCAGCTTCGTTATCAATTCTTTCTTCTAATATAGCTTGTTCTTCTTCTGTTGGTGGCTCGGCAGTATCAGGAACTTCTTCATATGCCGTTGCGGTTGCTTCATTTATATCAGCACCTTCCAACATAGCTTCTTCCGATGCGGCTTGTTGAGCTTCACTCATTACTATTTCTTCTTCTGGAATTTCTTCTATATCTTCTACATCAGTACCAGTAGATGCCGCTCCTCCCGGTCTAGAAGGTGCTACCATATACGATGTCCAATTTATTATACCAGGACCCGGAGTTCCAATTGGTGGATATAATGATACTGTATTTATAATACCACTTACAGTAGATAGATGTGCTGTTGCATATGATATAAAATCATCTACTATAAGGGCTGGATTTTTTGTAGGAGGTATTACTGACATATTATTATGATTTCATCATTTGAGCTCTATACTCTTTTGTAAATGTTTTAAATCCGTGATATTCCCAATGCCAAACTTCATCAGGCTTATTACCATCCGATAAAGTAGTTGGGTTATAAAATCCAAATTTAGGTGCAGTTGCTGCAAAATATTTATACAATTTATTATTTTTTCTAACTTCGGCATTTACATCGGCCTTTATACTACCACCAACCGCACGATATAATTCACGTATATCAACAGCTATGCCAAATCCGTGATTAGACCAACCAGGAACTGCAGCCTTACCAGCTTCAAGTTCATTCCAACATTTTACCTGTCCTTCATAATCTCTATACCAACTTGATACAGTAAATTGAACATTATCTTTTTTAGCTTGTGCTATAAATTTACCAAAGAAAACAGCCGCTTCAGGATGTAAGTTACCAGAGCCATAACTACCAGCATTAACCCTCCCTAATGCACTAGCAGGAACTCCACCACCATTACCATCATGTTTCTTTGCTCCCTTTCTTAGTATCTTACTTCTATCTACAACGTATTTTTCAAATCCAGGTGGTACTCCACTTTTTCCTATATTAGTTACTTTTTTTGCACCAGAAACATCAGCTTCTACTTCACTTTTTTTCTCAGGTTGATTTGGCTTTTTACTAGTTTCTTCTTCTATATTTATTTCGGAAGAAGTTTCATCATATGATATTTCCTCCGGTTCTTCT